ATAGTTCAGCGATAGTAGGTCTTAGTGGCTCTTGTACAGTACCTGTAGTGTCACGCAACCAGTTGTTATACTTAGTTAAGTGATCCTGTGTTACAAGATACATGTCAATGATTGTAGATGTTGCTGGGTCAACACGGTGTGTTTCACCAGAGATGTGTTTGTATTGGAAATACAAACCTTGACGACCAATCTTAACTGAATAGTTTGATAACAATTCTAAGTTAACGATGTTGGCTGCTGTTGTATCATTCACTGATTGATAGAACTTGTCTTCTAATACTGCGTAGAAGATTTGACCTACAGGGAATTCATACTTAACAACAGCAATGTCAGCTTGTGTTCCATAATTGTGAACGATAGCCGATGTTGGAACTAATTCTACACGAGTTAATCTGTTAACGTCAGTTACAATTTTGAAGAATGTAAAGTGGAACAAGTTGCGTGTGTTGAACTCGTACCCAGTAACTTGTTCGAAGAAGTCAGGGTTTTTGAATCTGTTGTTTGTAGTGATATCACCCAACGAAACTTCTACGCTAAAGTCATCAACGTATCCGTCAGTTTCAGTTGTTTGTCCAACTACATTCATAACTACATCGTTTGACAATGGGTTGTTATTACCATACTGAGAGTTTGTTTTTAGAATCGTAATAGTATCTTGAGCAACTTTACCTGTAGTTGGATCATAGATTGAACGGTTGCGTTCAAACGTAAATCTTATATCAGAAACACTACCAAAGTAGAATGCCAATGAACGATATGAAACAATATACTTGCCATAACCTAAGCATCTGAAACGAACAAAGTAGTCTGTAGTTGAGTATGGTTGAATTGACCAACGCTCTTGTGAAGACATTAATGTGTTATTGTATACCAAAGCAAAGTCTTGAGACAAGATAATGTTATTAACGATTTCTTGTGTCAAACCTGAACTGAATTCATTTGTGAATGATGGGATTACAGTGTTTAAGATTGCACCATCTGGAATATAGTTAGTCAATGTGATAGGACCATCGCCTGTTGGCAAGTTGCCTGTGCCGCTGTTGCAACCGTCACCTACAACAGTTGCTACGCTTGTCCAGATATAAGTAATATCGCTTGATCCAGGGATACCTGAAACAAGTTTGTTGTTCTTTGTAAAATACTTACCTGCTGGAGCGATGAATTTAATCATTGAACCTGCTGTTAAGTATCTGATGTTGTTACCTGCAACTACACCAACTGGTACAGGTGATTGACCTGCGTTGTAGAAGTAGCCTGTGCTAGAATCAGCACTGTATGCAGTTTGATTCCAATAGATTGTGCCGTCACCAGATTCTCCGTTGATTTGGAAACGAAGATACGCTTGTGAATAGAATTGGTATGCACGATGATTGCTCAATGCAGTTGCCAAATCACGTGTTAAGAATTTAACAATGTCGTTTGTAGTGTTCGCAGTGAACGAAACGAAGTCATCGTTTCTGTCCATGTACAAGCCACCGTCTTCTGCAAAATCATTTGTGCTTGAGTACTTACCTGTAGGGTCAACTAAGTCAAAGTTACGACTTACACCAACACTTGAACGGTTGATAGCTTTTGACTTGACGATAGAGTTAAACATTGTGAACGGGAAGTTGTTATAGTCTTCGCCGTTTACCATACGATTCTGTGTGTAGAAACGTTGAGGAGCACGAGTTTTAATATCAGATAAAGTTTCACGTGCTTGCGCTGTAGCGTTCGGCAACATCAACTCTAATGACAATGTTAGTTTCTCGGTTCTACCGTTCTTACTGATGTAAGAGATAGTTACTGTAGTTCCTTGCATTTCGCTAGGATCAATAATATATGTTAAGCCATTACTTGTTCTAACATAAGTTGCGAAGTTACCTACAGGCATTTCACCAAACACACCGTCACCGAAGTTGCATGTGATTTGGTCATTGTAACCTGAAGTTACACTGAACAACTTTTTAGTCGATGATTTAGATTGACCGGCGAATACGCTTTCAACTTTTTTCCATTCGGTCGGTACTTGAGTGATAGCATCATATTCGTATAACCAAACGTCATCGTTGTTGATACCTTGAATATTTACATCTACGTTTTGATTTTCAACTTGTGTTGGTAATGCAAACGGAAACTGTTGCAATGAACCTTGCTTGAAGTAAACAAAGAATCCAGTGTTTGCGCTACTATAACCCAACTTGTCGTTTCTATATAGAATGTTAAACAAGTTGCTTGCGCCCGGAGATATTTCAGTTAGTTTGTCTGAACCAACGCTTGACATGCTTACGCATTCGAACGTCATACTGTTTCCGTCAACTACTGCGCCGAATGGTGCAACAGGGGTAGCGTTGTTAGGGATTCGTAGAGAATACTCGTCAGTTTTGACTTCTAAAATGTTAGCAGAATGTCCAGGACGACCTACACGTTGCCCGTCAACTAGGGCAGCATTAACGATTGCGTTAAATTGTTCTTGCCAGTTAACGTTTGCAGGGTCATTCCAAAGTACAGTAACGTTATTCAACGAGAAGTTGTTAACGTCTTTAATTTGTTCTGTTGTAGAGATGGCTGTGATTTTCAAAAAGCCTTGACTAGCAGAGTTACGCTTAGGAGTGTAACCTACGAGTTTAGCCAGTTTAACTACGGAGTCACGGCGTTCTGCGGTGTCGATAAAGTTTTCACGTGTGTTCAAGTCATTGCGGAATGCAAGACCCTGTCCCATGAATGCGATAACATCCAATAAAGCAACGTATTCTGAACTCTCAACATAGTCATTGAATGTTTCAGGATATGTAGTGCGTAGATAATCGACCATCGATTTTCTAAGAGTTTCGTAGTCGTAGCTTTGGAAGTCAGCTTGACTGTAATTCTTATAGATTGATTTCCAATCGTTTACGCCGAATAAAGATGTTTGTCTTGAACTGTTAGCCATAGTTGTATGCTCTCTTTTATGTATTTATCATACCAAAAAAGTGCATTTTTTAGCTGTTGATGGATGCTTTTCCTGAGTTTTGGTCGAATAGAACTTGAAGTAGTTCTACATCATCGAAGGGATTTACCGACACTTGCATTTCCACTACTATCCCAGTGTCTAACGCAAATACGTTCACTTGTGATAATGTCAAACGAGGGTCTAAGTTCGCTAAACGAATCATTTCTTCTTCGATTTTTGCAGCCGTTGTACCGTCGTTTGGTTCAAATATATACTGCCAGATAGTAGTCCCGTAACTCGGGTTCCCGGGCTTTGAACCTTGCGGGATGTTCATGGCATTGACGAAATCTTTGATAACTAATTCTTTATCTGTCAAACGAAACTTTCTACCCGTTGTTGTCTTAGGTCCGACTGATACAAAACCAGATGTGCCTTGAGGTTGGGCTGCGGGTTTAATTGAATCCGCATCACGTGTGTTGAAACCAAAGAATGTTGCCATAGTAATATTTATCTTATGCTAGTTTGTCCATATCAGCAATCGCTTGTCTCCACTCGGCAAATGCTGCTGACGTAGCAGGGTCGATTCTACTACCCGTTTGAGCCAATGATTCTTCGTATGCTTTTTGTTTTTCTAACGCTTTATCTGAAGCCGCTGTTCTTGCTTTTGCACGTGCAACCATCTCCGATGAATCCATAGGAGGCGCAGAATCACCAAACTTCAATGCTGGAATCTTAGGATCACCTAGCAACTCTTTACTCTTAGCTGCAATAGCGCCTGCATCAAATCCACCTTCAGATACAGTAGGAAGTTTGATGCCAAGACCACCACCTGTACCCAATGAGCCGATTGCTCCTTTGAGTTTAGATGCCGGATCAGGTCCCAGCATTGATAATGCTTTACTTGCAAGACTATTTCCACCTAATAGATTTTTAGCCATTCCTATACCGCTGTTGATTGTGCTGTTAGAAGTAGAGCCTACTAAGTTCTTGATAGATGATCCAATTGAATCTAGTCCAGGAACTTCCATCTTTCCACCTTTTAGACTATTAGCTAATCCATCAGTAGGTGAGCCACTAGACGACAACATGCTTGTTCCCTTTGACATTAAAGATGAAGCAGAGTCGCCCAACTTTGATGCTGAGGTCATCAATCCCTTTGCAGAATCTAATGCACCTTTAACATCGTTCGGTAACATCCCGCCCAAACTTGATGTTGCTTTGTTTAGTGCAGCCATTGGGTTAATGTTCTTAACTGAGTCTAGTAAACTAGAAGCAGGTTCGTCTGCTTCATCATTCTTTAATTTTTCTGCTGTTAGACTTACAGGCTCGCCTGCTTTGAAATCTTTAAACTTAGCAGTGACCGAAGCAAATGCTGACTCTGCTGAATCTTTCATTGATGACAAACCATCTTTCATCTTGTCGCCTAAGCCACTCAAGCCACTCAATGCTTTGTCTGCTAATCCAGTTGCAAAGTTACCACCAGCAATTTGTTTGCCGATATCGCCACCTAACGGGTTTGGAATCTTATCAGCACTTAGACCTAAGCCTGATGGCATAGAAGGTAAGCTGAAGCCTGAAGGTGTTGCACCTTTGACAAAATCCATAGTTGCTTTTAAGCCTGCACTTGCGGTTGCCATAATCAAACCACCCGACTGTGTTGGGCTTTCTTTGCCTGACAACAATCCAGTTTTCTTCAACATGCTTTCGCCTTGAGCAAGTAACGATGACGCAGACCCAACTTGAGCAGGTGTGCTCTTAACGTAATCTGATACATTATTGACACCGTCTTTACCAGTGAATACGTTAGCTGGCATTGCTTGTTCGATAGTCTTGCCGCTTGCGATTGCGGCTGCAACTGCTGCGCCTGCACCTGGCTTAAGATTGCCAGCAGCTTCCATTTGTTGAGGAGTCATACCAAGTTGACCAACAGCGGCAACTGATTCTCCTGATTCAGACTTCACTACAGCGGCACCACTCTTGACTGCATCTGCTGCAGGTCCTGTCGCAGCGTTAACAGCCATCTGAGATACCATTGTAGTTGTGCTTGCTTTATCAAGTGTAGGTGATGCTGCCGCTGTAGACGGTACTGATGCTGTTAGTGCAGGGCTTGTAGTCTTGTCCGGTGCTGAAGGCGCAGTTGCATTCGCTGCCGCTACTGCCGGGGCAGGTGCTGCTGGGAAGTTTGCTGCCGCATCTAAATTAACTTTAACATCAACACCTTTACCAGCGCCATCCCAAGGTGCATGAGCAGGTGCTCTGCTTGTGATACTAGCTAGTTTACCCGGGGCTGCTGCATAGCCTTTGGCTGCATCGTTTAGTGTATCGCTGTGCTTTGTTTCTTTCAACGGCACAACGTCAGCAGGAGTCAATGGCATGCTACCAGTGTTCAAGTTAACTTTTGCACCTGTTACGTAAGCATCTCCACCGGCAGTCATACCAGCATTGCTACCAGCTTTCACTGCATACTGTGACCCAACTTTAATTGAATGATTTGCTTTAACTTGTTGTTTCAAATCAGTACCGACAAGTTGTGATGTTTCTTTTGTGCTTTCAAATCTCATGTTTTCAGCACGAATGTTCAAGTCTTTTGTAGCGTTGATGTTGATATTATTATCAGCGTGTAGGTTCAAGTCACCCATTGTTCTAATGTTGACCGAGTTAGTTGAGTACATATCAATCGTACCCTCTTTGCCCAACTCAATATAGCTTTGCCCGTTACTGTGAATGATGAACAATGTACCAACACTGTCATTCATCATAATCATATGACCTGAACTAGTGCGTAGTCTTACTAATTGGTCTCTACCTTGCAAGTCACCGTCATCCATTACGAACGAGTGACCACCTAAACGACCTGTTACTTTAAAGTTACTGTCAGGAGCTGACGTATCTTTCACTGCATCTTTAATAGAAATATCATCATACCCGCCGCCATAGATAGGGCGACCCGGAGTACTCATACCGAATACTCTACTTGGGGTTTCACGAGTTGAGCTTGAGCCAATCGTGCCTCTATCAGGATCACGCAACAAGCCTTGTTTGTTTAAGATAGCTGCCTGATAACTGTGAATAGGGCGTGGTTGATTCGACAAGTCAGGTGATCCGCTTTGCTTGTCGTTAGCGTTGTTGAATTCAGCGACAGGTAAACGTGTTGCGCCACCGTAGCTTTTTGATTCGGGACCGTTCGCAATGATGTTATCAGTTGCGCCAATAGCAGGCACCATGTGATTCAATCCTGGACGTGGAATCGAGCCAATATAATAACCGAAGTTAGGATCACCATTTTCAAATACACACAACACTTCTGTGCCAATGTCAGGTGGTGTAGCCCAGAAGCCGTAACTGTTAGGGTTGCCTGAGTATGTTCCGTTTGAATCTTTACTACCAGTGTTAGGTGTATATCCAAAGAAAGGAC